CTTGTAGGCGAGGCCTTTGCACCGGCAATACCGCGCGAATCGAATGCCGGGCTCAGGCTTGGGCCCCTTGATGGACACGGCCACACCGCCGCGCGCCGCAGACGCCGTGGCGGCGTCCTTGATGCCCTCGACAGCCTTGGCAGTGGCCTTGTTGGACGCCTCGAGGTTGTTCAGGCGCACGAGATGTGCGTCGATGGACTTCACCTCGTTGGCGAGGGTGTCGTACTCCTCGGTTTGCTCGTCATCGAGAGTGACGCCCTCGTCCGACGAGGCACCCATGATCTCTTCCATGCGCGCGGCCTTGGCCTGGCGCGTGGCCTCGAAAGCGGAGATCTGCTCCGCGATGGTTTTCTTCGACATTTTGTGTTGAGCCTCCTGGCTCGGATCTATGAGTTTCACAGGTTTTCCCGAACCGCCGGGAGGGGTCTTCTTGGTGCCCGAGACGCCGGGCTTCGTGGCGACGCCGCTGTGCTCTTTGCCTGACGCGGCGAGCACCTTGGCGTCGATGGACTTGATGGATTGAATGGTGGCGTCACCGTTGGCCGGGATGGTTACCGCCGACAGCTCGAGCCACAGCCACTTCAAGAAATGGATTCCTCCAGTCTTGTCATCGAACGAAAATTCAATCGACGAGAACCCGATCGACAGCCCGCGCACCAGGCCCGCCTTGATCGTTTGCCAGGCCTCGTCGAGGCGCTCCTGGAGCTTCCCGGGCTCGTCGACCTTGGTCAATTGGACCTCGACCTCGATCCCCGCCTTAGTGACTTTCGCCTTGGTGACATGCCCCACCGGCTGGCGCGAATCGTGCTGCCAGAGGAACGGGATGGGGAGGTTGAACTCGGCACCATCGGGCTCGACGACGTCGCCCATGCGGTCGGGGGTCGGCGTCGTCGCGACCCCGGTCAGGATGCGCTTGTCGTCGTCGATCGCTTTGACGGTCAGAAGCGAATAGGCTCTGTTCATCGTCCTCGTCCTCTGTTGCGGGGCGGGTATGCGCGTCAGACAAAGATCATCTGATATTCGGGCTCGCGCTCAGTGGATGGTGTCGTCGCGGCGCCGATGGCGATGGCAAGCGCGACGATCATGTCGATGCGGCCGGTCGCGCGCTGCTTCTCGAAGCGCCTGAGGCCTGCGGGGGATGTCCAGAAGCACGCCGACGCAACCGCCGATCGCAGCGCCGGGTTGACCGCAAATCTGATCCGCCTCTCAAGGATCAGTGTCTCCAGGCTGTCGATCGAGCCCGGCATCCAAAGTGCGCTGTCCTTGCGGTGGTGGATGCCTTGCGGGTGCTCCATCAGGGGCAGTGTGGCGCCCATCTCGTCGAGCGCGGTCTCGAAGTGCCGGATCAGGAATCGGTCGTAGGCGACGCGGGTCAGATCAAAAAGCTGCTGGTTGTCGACGAGGTCGGCGGCGATGAAATCGAAGCGAATGACCGGCCCCGGCGTCAGAGTGAGAAACCCCTCGCGCGCCCAGACGTCGTAGGGGGCGCGATCGACGCGGGCGCGCTCGAGCACGGTATCCTTGGGCGTGTAGCCCTGAACGAAGGCGGCGAACTTCGGCTTGCCGTCGTCGTCGACCCCATCCTCGAAGACGAGCGCCTTCGCGCTCAAGTCTTTCAACGCCGAAAGATCGAGCCCGGCGCAGCATCGCTTGCCGCGGAACTGCGTGATCTTGAGGGCCGGGTCCTCGCAAGCCTCCCAGGCCTCGCGGCTGATCCAAGCCGTCTCCGCATTGGTCCAGATGCAGAAGTGCAGCCTCAGGATGTTGTTGAGCTTGCCCGGGAGGAGCTTGGCCTGGGCGACGACGTCGGCGAGGTAGTTCGCGGTGACGATCTTACCCAGCATCGGGTTGGCCTTGACCCAACACGACGGATCGTTGAGGGGGTCGTCACCATCATCGAGGGCGCAGACATACGAGAACGTGGTGTCGTCCTGGATCTCGCCATGGGCGACGCCGACGGCGTGCTCGTGCTCCTCCCAGCAAACAGATTTCCTGTCGGTCCCGCTGTTGGTGATCATCAGCAAGAGCGGCTGCAAGCGGAACTTGAAGCCGCGCTCGAGGATCTCCATGGTCGATCGGTCCGGGTGCTCGTGGACCTCGTCGCAGAGCGCGAAGTGCGGCCGCGGCCCCGAGCCGCTGCGGCCCGACTCTCGCGAGATCGGCCGGAAGAAGGCGCCGTTCTGCGGCGGCCCCAGCACCGCCATATTCCAGACCGGGTTCTGTCCGGAGAACGTCACCCGCCTCATCAGCGCCGGTGATTGCCGCGCCATCTTGACCGCATCCTGGAAAAGGATGTTGGCCTGCTCTTTGCGCGCCCCCGCGGCGTAGATTTGGGCGCCTGGCTCGTTGTCGGCGACGAGACCGTACAGCCCTATCCCGGCGGCGAGTGGACTTTTCCCTGCGCCCTTCCCCTCCTCGATGAAGGCGCGACGGAAACGCCTCGTCCCATCGTCCCGCTTCCAACCAAAGATTGACCCCACCATGAACTGTTGTGACGGATCGAGTTGGAAGGGGGCGCCCTCGAACTGGCCCTCGCTCAGCCGGAGGACATCGCGGAAGAAGCCGATCGCGCGCAGCGCCGCGGCGGCATCCCAAACGAGCCCGCGCCCAGCGCCCTCGTTGATATCGTCGAGGTGCCGCTTGCATGAAGCGCGGACATGCGGGCCCGCGACGATAGCCGCAGCTATCACATCCCTCGCATATTGCGTGACCGGATCGGTGGGCGTGCTATCGGAGCCGCGCTTGCGACGGGGCGTCGTCGTCTTTCCGGTTCGGGGCTTTGCTGCCTTAGCCGAGGTAGGCTTCGGCGGGGTCTTCTTCGTCGTTCGGCGTCGGCGTGTTGATCCTGCTTCTTGCACTCGGCGTCATCCCGAATTCAGCGGCATAGCGGACGTAGTCTGACCACGCCTTGTTGGCGATCCCGACGAGCGGGTTCTGGATCATGTTGCCGTTCTTGGTCTTGATGACGAGGCCCTGGAAGACCTTGTCGCGCTTCGCGAGCTCGCCGATCGCGCGCTCCGCGACGACGGCGCGGCCGAATGCCTGGCAACATGCCGCCAGCGCACCGCGATCGATCTTCGTCAGCAAGCCCAGAGATGTGAGCTGCTCGTAGATGCGGCCCCATTCGACCTTGGCCTCGTCCAGCAATTCCGCCGGCGGCATCATCGGCGACGATGTCGCCAGCGGCGGCGGTTTCGGTTCCCTCTTCGGGAGCGGTCGCTTCCCTCGGTTCCCGGTCACCAATTTCAGATAGGTCGGTGTCGGTTTGCGTCCTCGGACTGACATGCGCGCCTTCTAGAGCCTATGGACTAGAGCGTTTGGCATTTGCGACGACCCCCCCTTTGAAAAACGCGGCTGCGCGCGAAAATATTGGGCCGCCGGTCAAGGAAGAATCGAAACGAGATTTCCGATCCCGCCCCCCGGGGGGCATTGAATCAGATTTTTTCCCGTTGCAGCCGCGGCATGCGCACTGGACGTTCGAACGCAGATGACCACCGCCCTTGGCCATAGGCACGATATGGTCGAGTTCCGGTGCGTTGCTTCTGATCGTGCCCCTAAACAGTTTTGGTGTGCTGCGCCCGCAGATACGGCACCGCCAGCCGTCGCGCTCTAAGATTTCGAGGGGGTCGATGGCCTCATGCCGCACCCGATAGAACCGAGCCCGATCGAGGTGATTTTTCCCACGCAGTCGCCGATAGTGTGCTCGCTGACAATTCGCACTACAATATAGTCGCCGCTTGTCGCCAAAATCAGGAATGAACTCCCCTGCGCAGTAGCGACACGTGCGCATTTCCGACAACGACGAAGCGACCCTTTTGTGCTTTGTCGCGCCTACCCTGCATTGCTTTGAACAAAGCGCCGATCGAGAATCCTGCGACCAGAACCGAACGGAGCAATGCGTACAAACAATGCTGTGCCTTGCATAAGTGACGGGTCGCAAACAGATGGGCACGAAGATCGAACAGAGTGAGCCCCTGTCCTTCTGATCGGCGAAGGCGCATGCCCGGGAGCAATAGGTGCGACGATCAGTTCTCTTGGGCCTAAAAATAGTGCCGC